GTGCTTGTGTGTCGCACCCTTGTGCATCTTTCCATCACGAAGATAGTGCTTTACACCCGTTGCCATTATAACTCCTCACTAGCAAAGATAGGTTGGACCACATCCGCGCTTGGCTAGACCACAGCCACGAGACTGCACAGTCTTCATCTTGCCGCTGCTTTTAGCTTTACTTTTAACTGCTCCGCCTTTTGCCATACGGTTCATCTGGCGCTTCTCGAAGTTCTTCTCTCTATCGACACGGCCATACTCTTCGCGTGCGTTCTTACCTTCTGCACCTTTAGCGTAGGTCTTAGGCGCAATTCGATAAATTTCATCGTCTAAATTACGCAGTGTTTTCTTGTCACGAGCCATTGAGCCTCTCATGCCTGTCTCCCTAAAGTTTGCTTGGTTGGTTAATTCTTTCACGAGCCACGTCTGCACGCAACTGTGCTATCTCTTGCTGCGACTGAATACGTGCCTCATTGCCTTCAGCATTCTGGGCAATTCTAGCCTGGTCTACCGCAACACCCTGCTCTTTTATAGCAATGTCCGCCTGGTCCTTAGCCGCTCGCTGTTGGAGCTCTTGGGCTTTAAGTGCGATAACAGGGTCTTCTCCGCCGGTTTCCCCAGAGAGCTCCGCCTGTGTTCCTTTTAATTCCATCATGTATTCAGCTACTTTCACTGCAACCATCGCCTCACGCTGCAAAGCGGAAACCATGTTGTCTGGATCAGATCCGTAGTCTGCAAACAATGCCGCCTCCGTATCCTCTTCCGCTTTTAATCTGACATGCTGCAGTACATGCTTTTGCAACTCTGCTGCAGCAAGTGGATTAGCCTGAATAAGTCCTGATAATCCCATAATCAAGTGAGCTGCAATGTGGGCATCGTGCTGCTGGCCTGCAAAGGCCTTGAGTGACTTACCGTCTGCAGCCTCCATATTCTCACTGGCGGGGTCTGTTGGCGCCTGGTTCACCTGCACCTTTAGAATACCGTCAATATCGCGCACATTCATGGCCTGGTACACCCGATAATAGGCCTCATACATGTTATGCATTTGTGGCGCGCTTTGAGCGAGCTGCAGCTGTGTCTGGGCAAGCGTAATGCGTTGCGCGGCAGAGAACACGTTGGGGTCTGCTACTGGCAGTACAGCGACCATATGGCAAAAATCAGACTTTTTTACACTTCTAGACGCGCCAGGCACGTCATATGGGTAATCATCAGGCAAATATGCCCCAAAACCCTTTGCTAACATCTCAAATTCTTGTGTCTGAGCGTAATAAAGACGCTTATGGATAGCAGACATAACAATAGAGCCGCGCTCAAGCAGTGCCATGGTGGTCCCGACAGCTGCCTGCTGGTTACCATCCCCTACTTGCATGTCGGCTGTGCTCGCTAACCGCTTACCCGCCTCCACAGCGAAGCCCATCAGGGTATATAACGTCTGAGAAGGCTCTTTATAGGGTAAAGGCATGAGTGATGCCGACAATTCAGCGCCGCCAGCGTCAATATCCCGCCACTCACCCGGCTGGATAGGCTGATCGTCGTCAGCAATCCGTGCACCCTTAGCTTTAAAGCCCGCAGGAAGGTTGGATAGCGTGCCTGCGTCAAGAAGTTGGCGCAATGCCATGGTAGCAGTCTTAGATAGCCCACCAATCAGGTGCACAAAACCTAGTCCATAGGCTCCAGGCCCTTCAACTAGCACATAATGCACAAAATACTCACGTCGAAGCTTTAATTCGTCTTCTTCAAGCCAGTTTCGACGAACACCGACGACCGCACCGCTTGCTTCGACAATCGTAACCACGTAGGGAAGCTTTATCCCGGTCTCGTTCTCTTCTTCGTCCCTGTCTTCAAAGCCATAAAGGTTTAAATCAACACAGAACTCTAACAAAAACACTTCTTCGGGCTCGCCGCCCTCTGAAACGCCTACAACTTTGTCAATTGCCGAACGTATTTGATTGCCGCCACTGGGATCTAGCTGTGGCTCGACGTCAATATCAAGGTATTCGCCTGCAAAGGCCCGCTTCTTGAACTCATTCGTGTCCATGGCTATGCGCTGAGTAATCCGCGGACACTCCGAGATAACGCTAGAACCGTTATAAGGTATATATAGATCATCGGGCAGCACTAATCGGCTGACCATGCGTCCTAACTGCTCGTCGTAGTAAACTTTCTTGAAAGTAGAGCCGCCGTAGCCCGTGTAGAACAGCAATTGATCGAATTCGGGGGTGTATTCCTTCATCACCGTAGTGATTTGATAGTTCATGAAATCTTGGACACGAGAGGCCTGTTGCGTCTTATCCAGGGTCTCTTTGCCTAGAGTTTGCGTGCGGACAGGGCCGCCGGCAGGCATTAGCTCTTTAAACGCCTGCGCCTGGAACTGGACGATAGCCTCAGTCAGCATCGGATGGACCGTGCCCGCCGCACCGCGGAAAGGGCGAGTGCGATCTTCAATTTTAAGGCCTAAGAGCTCTAGTCCGTTGGAATACATCTCTTCCCACTCACCGCGGGAAGACCTATCAGCCTCAAACAACGCCAATAGCTCGGAGGAGATCCTGGACAGCTCATTATCGTCTAACACTTCTGCCAGGTTGCTGTAAAAGTCAACGTCGTCATCTTCTGGGTTGATTTCGACAACCGCGCTACCGTCATCATCCAGTATGATTTCGATATCCGGCTCCATCTCGTCCGCCATCTCAATGATGCTAGTTACGGGAGCTAGGTTTACAACCTTATCTACGGGCATGTTTTTGTCCTATATGTATCTGCGGTCATTATTATACACAGGTTCTATTGCTCCACCCTTCTTAAAGTGCAGCGGGAGTATTAGGCAGCAGTCTATCCACATAATTTATTGCGTCATTTAAAGTCTTGCCGTTTATGGTTTCGTCATAATAGTCTTCACTTACATTGTATATGTTTTGATCATAACCATATTGCTTAGGTAAAGAGTGATCGCTAAAACGGATGGTGTATTCGTCAAAGTCGAGAACCCCGTACTCACCATCGTATTCTGTTGTTTTTTTCAAAGTTATATAAGAAGAATTACTGCCTGAATCGTCAATACTGTATGTGAACTTGGGATCTTTTGCATATCCGTCCAACTCAGCTACTCTAAATTCCTCATCACTCATAATCCCTTTATCTTTTAAGCGTTGAACAGTTGCGTCTCTCATTCCTTCGTACTTTGGCAATGACGGATCGACCTTGGGCAATGCCAGTTGTGGAGGCGACGCAACGGGGACAGCCCTAGCTACAATTCCTTTAGATGTCACTTTCTGCGGCGCAGTAGTCGTAGGGTCAATCATGGGGTAAAGGAATTTAGTCTGTCCTTTTTTAATGTTAAACGAAGAGTCTTCAGCAACCAGATGTTGGTCCCTCAACTTATTAAAGTCCCGCTGATTAACCTCAATAGGCTGCCCTATTTCAACAGAACCTATTACTTCTGCCGGACCTGCACCAGTGCGGACAATACCTACTCGTTTGCCAACGTAAGGCTTTAACGAAGGAGTTTCTCGGCTTTCAAACTTTTTAGTGCCGTTTACAATAAGGTCAGCGTAATCTGTGCCGTTTTTATCTACGGCTACGTTTATGCCTAAAGGGTCCCCGCTTTTATTTAAAGCGGTTATTTCTTGGGCGCTGCCTTTTTGTACGATCCCGTCAGGTACATCTCCTGAAAGCTCTGTCCCGAATTGTTTGCCGCTATCTGCTTGCGGATCATTTGCGCCACTGGGGATTTTTCCCCCCGTTCCGTTATTTCCCTTTTTAACTGTTCTGCTAAGTTGCTCATCGTAGTCATCCCTAAAATAAACTTCAGTGTCATAGTAGGTTATTCTTGCATCAGACACATTTCCGTCACCTACTGTATCATTAAGTACACTTCGGAACAAGTCTTCTGCCTTATTGTAGCTTTCTATGGCATTTTGTGGGTCAAAAGAGTCATCGAATTCTGGTACATACTGGAACCTTAGCCCTGTTAGGCCCGCTGTTTCAGGGTCACCTGATCTGGTCTGGCGGTTAATCCGGTCGTTAAACCGCATGTCGGTTACATAGGTAAATCCATCGACACCCTTTTCTCGAAGCCTTTCCGTAACTACAGCCATTTGCTCTGGGGTTATGGTCTCTCTAAAGTATATCTCAACGCCGGGCCTTGCATTCGGCGTACTTTCAGGCACCACACGAGACAAGAATACCGCGTCTTGGTCGTATGCTTTGCCCTGCTCAATTAGTCTAGTCCTCAACGGCTGCACGTCAAAGTTGTCTCTGACAATGAACTCTGCGTTTAAGGCCCTTTCCGTGTCACCCATGAAGGAACCGTAAGTATTAGCTAAGTTATAAGTCAATACCGAGGGGTCATCTCTTACGACATCGTCAAACTCCGCTGCCAGTTCGGCCTGTGCATAGCCACTCATAGGTTGATTGGGCCTTTCACCTGCTACACCTAGTTGAATTCTAGATAGCGGAGCCGCCAATGACGCTAATTCGTCCTGAGCTGCGCGTCTTGTCTGTTCAAACGCGGTTCTTGCGTCCATTACACGGAGATCATACGCCGAATCCGTGTCTTTTTTACGCTGTTTGGGCTGCTTAAAACCTGCATTAACCTCACGTCGCAATTCCGCCACACGTTCAGGCGATTGAGAACCAGCAAGCGACATCTCATAATCTAAAGAACCTCCTTCACCGCTCTTAGTGGTCCAGCCATTTTTTGCCCACTGCTCTTTTTCTATGAACCACACTACTGCCTGAAGATCGTCTGGCCCAAGATCACCTATGTCAGGAGAAAACTCTTTTAATGCGCCACCTTTATTTAACTCGGCAGCCGCCTCTCGGAAAACCCCCTGACCAAAGCCAAACTCTGCACCAACATTAGGGTTTTCTAGTGTTGACCCGACTCGATGAGTGCCTGTCACCGCCTGCTCTGCAGAGGGGGGAATACGTGGGAGTCCCGCTAAGTCACGCAGTTTACGAGCGGCCCATACGTCTATCGTAGCTTGATCAGTCAGTCCTATTAAATTGCCTGTGAAGTTGGGTGTCTTGGGTGACTTACCTGCTTTGATTGTCCTGAACATGTCCAATAGCGCACCCATTGCGGAAGGGCTATTCGTGTTAAACAATGCTCCTGAGTCTTTGGTTATCAACGGGAACTCACCCGCTTTATGCATTCTAATTAAAGTTTTGCCATCTACAGGTAAGCCTTGGTCCACTCGACGCTGATAGGCTTCCAGTTCTAGGTCATATTCTCCTCGACTATACTTACGCATGATATCAACGGAGTTGTTATAGTTTTGCTCAACATTTGTCTGGGCGCTAGTCGCTCCAATCACATCTGCAAACACGTCACCCATTCCACCAAACTCCTCCCGGAGCTTGACACGCATCGCACGATACCAAGCTGCTTGAGCAAGTATATCTACGGCAGCTTGGTCCCCGCTCTTGGCCCGTTGGATAATATTCTCAACGTCACTCACCACGCCAGCAGATAGCTGCTTCGACCACTCCTCCGCCGTCACCCCTTCAGGTGGCTTTTGAAAAGCGTATGGGATTTTTTTAGTAGTGACTTTAGCATTGCCATTCTTAAACTTAACGCCTGTTATCTCGACTGGAGCCCAGCCACCATCTACTGGATAGCTTAACTTGAAGTTTTCGCCGGCCAAGTTGGCCGACGCTCTAAGGCCCCCGTTCCTTCCCGCAGACTTGTTCAATGTTGCCGTTTCGGTCTTAGTTAAGTTACTTTTAGGTGCGGGGACAGCATCCACTTCATCCAGCATCTTTAATGCTTCACCGACTTCTGGAGCAACGGTTGGTGTTGGTGCTTCTGGTCGCGGTACTGGTGCTTCTAGCGCAAGTGGGTCAGTGACGCTCTTTCCTGAAAGCTCATCAAGCATGTTTTTGGATGTTGTTTCTGGGCCGGTGATTTTAAGTGCTCCCTTCCCTGAAGTTACGTTAGGCCTAACTCCGCCTTTTATAAAAGGAAATGCCCCTAAAGCGGTCACCGTAATAAACTTCTCTAGCCTCTTTGCCTCTTCCTCGTTCCCGTTTCGTCGCGCCTCATTGACCTGCTTATTCAGCTCATCCACTTGATTTAAAGCATTGACCTGCGCGAACGGCGGTAATGTCTCGCCTAAATACCCTAGCGGATCTTCTCCCGCGGACTGCTTCATTTCGCCCCCTGTGACGAATATATCCGCCAACAGTTTTGCCGAGGGGCTTGGTGCGGTGACCACGTCCTTGCCATAGCCGATTGCACTTTCTACAGCGCCGGGGATACCCGCTAAGGCACTACCAAAAATGCTTCGCTCACCCTCTTTCGTAAACGGCGTGGCGGTGAGCCTGTCGAGAATGTTTCGGCTTTCAGTCTGCTCTTGATCCAGGGGCTGTTCCGCGGGCGCCGCCTGGGCATCCATGGCTATCAACTGAGCAGTTAGTTCCTCCGCAGTCGGCTCGCTAGAGGCAATGCCGCCCTTGGCGAATCCTTGGGCCAGGCTCATTGGATTAATTATTAAATCTTGACCAAGCCTTAAAGGTTCGTTGGCCGCTACTTTTCTCTTCGTCTCTAAGAGGGCGCTGGCTACTTCCTGATTAAACTGCTCTCTTGTAAGGCCTTTCTGCCTCTGGTTTATTCCCCACTGATTGTTCCAGAGGTCTTTATATTCTGTGCGCCAATTATATTTATCCAGCTCTGCTTCTGACGCGCCTTCCTTTTCCCTTTTTCTTTTTAGGTTAGCTACTTTTATTGCTTGGTAAACTTCTTTGGCCTGACCACCCAATTTTGCTCCGAGGCTTTCTTCCGACTCCCATCCAAACAACGCATGGTTTACTGTGTCAAAAGCTTGCTCATTTGCCATCCTACCATCTGCATTTGGGATAAATCCGATCGCTTCTCTTGATCCCGTATTTACTAAGTCATCAGCAGAGACTATCTGCTGGGACCCGTCTTCTTGGTTCATTCCCCAAGTTATGCGGTTTTCTTCTGGAAGCTGTCCCTGCTCTACCATCCTATTCGTTATGTTGGTTGCATCAGCCGAAATTTGTAGTTGTCGCTTACTATCAAATCCTAGCGCGTCGGCTCCACGCTTAACTCCTTTTTCCGCCTTGTCTAATATATAGTCTATTGCCCCAAGGTCCGCCGACGCAGTACCGCCGTCAGCGAACCCTTGGGGCTTTTTTACAGAGCCACCTTGTGCAAGTTCCACCTGCCCAAACATCCCTTCTGCAAGTTGTCCATCGGTGAGGTTCCAGTTGCTTGAGTTAGTAGCATACGGATCGGCTACTCCCGCAGGAGTCACAAACTCGGCAAGGTCTGCTGGAGCCGCAGTCCCAGGAAGGCCGGGCACTACGTCCGCGGCCTCAAGCGGCAGCAAGGTAAACTTCCTCCTCTGCCCAGTTAATATTTCATCAATCCCGAATTTTGCGTAATGTTCCCTAGCGAACTGGTTTAAAGTCATGTCGGAGGGAATGCCGCCGCTGGCCTTTTGCGACGTGAAGCCCTCGCTTATATCAGGGAACATCGCAAGGTAGTCTTGGACCGTGCCGCTTTGGCCGATGGTATCGACCACTGGATCGACCACTGGAGGCAGCCCTGCTCTGCGGTAATCCTCCGCCTGCTGGCGCGCGTAAATCTGCGAACGAGATAAGCCCCCAGAGTAACTGCCAGGGTTATCCAGTAATCCTGCATAGGAATTGTATCGAGCCTCGTTTTGAGCCGCGGTTTGGCCTGGTTGGAAACTAAGCTGGCGTAAGTCCGCTGCCGCTCGTCCCTGGTTCAATCGATTAACCTGGTCCGTGCTCAAAAGAGAACGCGGCCTGCTTGTGACCGTGGGCGGCGTCCAATTGAATCCTGATCCGGTGGCCGAGAGCAGATCTGCTCCAGTCGTGTAATCAAAGCCGGCAAGGTTGCCCGAAGTATCAAGGACCTCGGTCCTTGGAGCGCTCTTCCTGAATGTTGTGTCAAGCGAATCAACAGCCTTAGTAGCCGCTATCCGTGCGGCTGCTTCTGCGGGTGTTTCGCCGGGTGGGCCAAAGGGATTTATACCCGATGCAGCAGCTATTTCTGCGGCTGTGCCGGCTTCATACACGCTCGTGTTATCGGGCAACGGCTGATAGACAGGCGTGGCGGTGTAACCGGCTTGTGTGTTGTCAAACGCAGCTATAGACTCGGCCAACGCAGCAGGGTCTGTAGGGTCTGTCACCACTGGCACTACTGGCGCAGGCGTGTTGTAAAGCATGTTCGGGTCAACACCGAAGGCTATCATGTCCTGAAAAGTAACCCCTTGGTCCGTGGCGATCTTCTGCATCTCAAGCCGCTCTGCCGGGGTTACTACGCCATCGTCACCCAGAATCTTTGTTTCGTACGCATCCACGCTCTCTTGAGTAAGCGCGTTTGCAAAGTCAGTGCCGCTGCCTATAACAGAGGTCTGTCCTTGTGAGCTTAACTGGTCGGGGGTTAATGCTGTAGGGGTACTGAATATCGCATCTATCAGAGAAGGGTCAATGCCTGCATCAAGCGCATCATCTACACTAATGTCTGAAGCCATGATCTCAGCGTAAGCTGCAGCGGGGTCATAGGTTCCCGCATCCATCTGGCCCTGCACCCTCACCGCCGCGTTCTGGATGTCTTGTGCTGTCGCGCCGTACTTACCGTAGGTGACAGGGCCGCCCTCGGCCATCTTTACTGGTAAACCGGAGAGCATTTCTCGTGCGGACATATAAGCCATTGGAAAAGACCTTTGCTGAAAACAGGGTTGTACTTCTATCGTAGCATTCTAGAGCTAATAATACTCAGGAACAAGCCCTTCGGTCGCCGGCCTGTCCTCCTCGTCCGTGTACAAAGAGATGAAGTTCCCCGCGCGGAATCTAGTCAGAGCCTGCGTCGTGCTATCCACCTGGTCGTCATTGTCGCCATTAGGGAACGCCGCGCACTCCTCGATCAGATCCAACGCCCAGTCATCCTCCGTAGCCCAAACCATCCCGCTCTCTAAGATCGGAGCAACAGAGTTAGCACGAGACACCTTGTCCTGGCCGGCACGCCGTCCGCCAGGTGAGTACATCGTCACAGGTATGCCCATGCGCCGAAGCTCCTGCTGGAGCGTGGTTCCCGTCGCTTTGGCCTCGATCAACACGTTATCAGGCTGCCAGTAATCATACTGCTCTTTCGCCTTGCGCTTGAGGTCAGGAAAATCCCAACGACCCTTCCTTACATCCATCAGCAAAATATTAGGCCCAGAGTCCTCGTTAGGGAAGAACACGCCCCACGTCGTAATAACAGAATAGTCCGCCGTCTCCTTCTTGGAATACGCCGTGTCATAAGACTGAATAATATACTCAACCGGAGGCAACTCTTCATGCTCCCACTTCTGCCACCACTCCCGCTTCAAGATCGCGCCCTCATCAGAGGTAGGCTTCTGCTGGTACATCGCGTTCCACTTCTGAATGGACATCGACGCTCGGACAGCACGCAAC